ACGTCGTCGGCCGATCGACCGCGCTTGGCGTGCAACTCGACGTGTATGGCCCCAATTCCAACGACAACGCCTATGTGATCTCGACGCTTTTTCGCGATCAATATGGCTGCGATGCGCTCGGTCCCAATGTTCAGCCGCTCTACTGCGATGATGGACGGCAGATGCCGTTGGTCAACGGCGAGATGCAGTATCAGGACCGATGGACCCTGATGGCAACGATGCAAGCCAACCCCGCAATCTCGACACCCGCCCAATTCGCGCCTAATGTGTCGATAACGCCCGTGGAGCTTGCCTGATGTCCATTCCCGCTTCGGCGATCGTTAATGTAACGCCTGGCGTCATCGCCGTGGGCGGGTCAGGCATCAATCTGGTTGGGTTGTTTCTGACCAACTCGACGCGCGTGCCGATCGGTGCGGTTCAGGTTTTCACGACACAAGCGCAGGTTGCGGCTTTTTTCGGGGCTACTTCGGCCGAAGCAACTCTGGCAACGGTGTATTTCGCCGGTTACGACGGTTCGACGATCAAGCCCGCGCAGATGCTTTTCGCGCAGTATGCGACGGCGGCCGTGGGCGCGTATCTGCGGTCGGCGTCGCTCGCGCTGACGATTGCCCAACTTCAGGCGATGTCCGGTGTGTTGACGATCAGCGTCAATGGCACGGCGACCACGTCGAGCAACATCAGCCTTGCCGCGGCGACCAGCTACAGCAATGCGGCGGCGATCATTCAGGCCGCATTTACCAATCCTGGCTTCACCGTGTCCTATGACAGCACGCTTCAGGCGTTCGTCTTTACGAATGCGACCACGGGGGCGGCGTCGACAATCAGTTTCGCTTCGGGAACGCTCGCCGCGCCCTTGGCGCTCACGCAGGCCGCTGGTGCCGCAATCAGCCAAGGCGCTGCCCCTTCCGCCCCCGGCGCGTTCATGGACGCAGCCGTGGCGGCCTATGGCAACTTCGCTTCGTTTACGACCACGTTCCAGCCATCGACCAGCGACATGCTGGCGTTCTCGGCGTGGACTAGCGCGCAGAATTACCGCTTCATGTACGCGGCTTGGGAAGCCGCCACGACGGCCATCGCGTCGCCTGACACGTCATCGTTTGGTTATCAGCTTCGTCAGCTTAGCTACGGCGGCACGATCAATCTCTACGATCCGAACAATCCTAGCTTGCTCGCGGCATTCGTCATGGGGTCGCTCGCGTGCTTGGATTTCTCGCGCTCGGCGGGACGCACCACCCTCGCCTTCCGCTCCAATGCCGCCCTGCTGTTTGCGGGCGTCACCAATCAGCAAGTCGCGGCCAACCTCGCCGCCAGCGGGTACAATTTCTACGGCGGCTATGCGACGGCGAGCACGCCGTTCAATTTCCTCTATCCGGGGCAGGTGTCGGGCTCGTTCGCTTGGGCGGACAGTATGGCGAACCAGATTTGGATGAACGCCAATCTCCAGCTTGCCTTGATGCAGCTTCTCACGACGGTAGGCAGCATCCCCTACAACGCAGACGGCTATGCCATGGTCGAGGCTGCGATGTTGCCGGTAATCAACGCGGCCATTTCCTACGGCGCAATCCGGTCAGGCGTGACGCTGACGGCAACGCAGCTCTCGCAGGCTAATACCCTTGCGGGAGCCGATGTCTCGTCCGCGCTGACGACCCGCGGCTGGTATGCTAAGTGTCTTCCCGCCACGCCGCAGACCCGCGCAGCCCGTGGTCCACTATCGGCCTATCTCATCTACACCGATGGCGGGTCGGTGCAGACGCTGAACCTCAACTCCATCATGGTGGCCTAAGTCATGGCGAATGACCGCTCAATTACGGCCGCAAACGCCAAGCTTTTCATCTCGTGCGACGCACTCGGGATGCACCGTCTTCAGGGTTTCGGTGCCGATGCGATCACCGAAACTGACGCAATTGCGCAGGCTGAAACGATGATGGGCGTTGATGGCCGGCTGTCAGGCGGCTACGTGCCCGCTCCTACGGTGCAAAACTTCACGCTTCAGGCCGACAGCCTGTCCAACGACTACATGGACAATCTAGCCGCGCTTCAAGAGCAGAACCGCGAAATTGTGATTATCACGGGCTCGCTTGTCATGTCGGCGATCGGCAGCAAATACGAAATGCATCGCGGCTTCCTGACCAACTATCCCAAGTTTCCGTCCGCTCAGCGGGTCATTCAGCCGCGCCGGTTTACGATTACTTGGCAGCGTGTTACCCGTTCTCCCAACTAGGGAGTGACGGATGCGCAAGACCAAGGACATAGCCATCCCCGGTGCGCCGCAGGGCACATCAAACCGAGACGGCGGCAAAAAGTATCGCATTACCGAAATGTCGGCTCGCGCGGCGGAAGATTGGGTCGTGCGCGCCTTCCTCGCCATTAACGCGGCCGGTGTCGACATTTCGGACGAGGCTCGTGCGGCCGGCGCTGCCAGTGTCATTAGCGAGGGTATGGCCGGGTTTCTGCGCATGAAGCCCGCCGACGCCATTCCGCTCTTGGACGAGATGATGGCATGCGTTCAGGTGCTTGACCTTACGCACGGCCGATACCGCGATCTTGACCTCGACGACGACATTGAGGAGGTAGCCACCCGTTTTCAGCTTCGCGGCGAGGTGATCGAACTCCACACGGGTTTTCCCGTAACCGCCGCCCTCTCGACCTTGGGGGCGGCGGTGAAGCGGTCGATGGCGTCGCCAGCTATGTCAACGTCCCCATCTATGTCGGAGCCGTCGTCAGCAGCGGATTAGCGACGTATCACGAACTGGGCAGCATCTACGGGTTGCAGGACATGTACGACCTATTGGAGATTGCCCAAGTGGACGCCCACAACCAGCGCAAGATGAACGAGCGCCGTGGCTAATATTATTGACGCCTTGGTCGTCACGCTTGGCCTTGACGGGTCGGGGTTCTTTCGTGGTGTCAAGCAGACGCAGGATGCGTCCGATAAGCTGCGCGAAAACATCGTCAGTGATAACAAGCGCCAAACCGACGCGACCAAGGCGTTTCAGGACAGCATCCGCAGCGTCAAAACGGAAGCGCTTGGCTTGCTGCTCGTTCTCGGCGGCGCGTCGTCGCTCAAAGGGTTCGTCGGCAACATCATCTCAGGTGATGCCGCCACGGGCCGGTTGGCCAACAATCTGGGCATCGCCACGGACAAACTGTCGGCATGGGAACAGGCAGTCACGCGCGTTGGCGGATCTAAGGGGGACATTGACGCCACCCTCTCGTCGCTGTCGGGCATCTTTCAGAATTACCAGCTTCGCGGCGATCTGTCGAAAAACGGCGACCTTGCCGGCCTTGGCCTGTCCATTGGCGACCTGAACGACCCGACGCAAGCGCTATTGAAGCTAGCCGACGCAAGCAAGCGTTTCAGCCCGCGCGAGTTCAACAACCGCGCATCGGCGCTAGGAATTGATCAAAACACAATCAACCTGCTTGAGAAGGGTCGTGGCGCAGTTGAGGGCTATCTGCGCGAGGCGGAAAAGGCCGGCGCGGTATCCGATCAGGACGCCAAGGCCGCGCAGGAATTGCAGGATGCCTTCGCCAAATTGAAAGCAGAAATCGAAGGCGGAGCGCGCCCGGCAATCACTTCGCTTGCCAATGGCCTCGTGCATTTCCTGCAAGGCGCGGACAAGCTTCACGCCGTCGAGCCTGCGATCGTGGGAACCCTTACAGCAATTGCTGCGGCTACGCTGGCGGCGACGTGGGAATGGGTCGCACTCGCTGCGGCGGTGTCTGCGGTTTATGCGCTGTATCGGGCATCGCCAGCCGAGCGCCGGCAAATCATTGACGACATTCGGACGGGCAAGTGGCGGCAGAGTTTTACGGGTGGCATGGCCGGCTCTAGCAACGATAACGACAACCGCGGCGGCCATATCACCGGCAGGCCGGGAAGCTGGATCGCTAATCAGCAGGCATCGGTTGACCGCTACACCGCGCATAATGGCGCAATCGAAAAGGGTCTAGCCGCTCGTGGATTTGATCGCGAGCAGATCAGCGGCATCGCGGCGGGCATCAACGCGGAGAGTGGTGGCAATCCCTCCATTGTGAACAGCCGCAGCGGTGCTTACGGCATCGGACAGTGGCTTGGCCCTCGCAAGGCCGAACTGTTCCGTCGCTACGGCTCTCGACCAACGCTGGATCAGCAGCTTGATTTTCTCGCATGGGAGCTGCGCGGCGGTGATCGTGGCGGCTCCGCTGTCATGCACGCGCGTGGGGCTGGGGCGGTCGGCAACGCCTACATCACGCAGTTCATGCGTCCCGGTGGTGGCTTTGAGACCAGCCGCGACTTGGCGTCGGTGCGTAGCTATCTTGGCGGGCGACGCGGAGGCGCTGCGGCGTCATCTGCTCAAACGACCACGATCACG